AACAGACCTGGGAGCTTGGATAGATGCTGCAAAGGGTATTAAAAGGTATGGAGACTGGTAAAGATATAGATCTAGTTGCAAGACTAGACAGAGAAGTAAAAAAGGCTACTTCCCTTGTAGATCCTTTTGCTGTTGATGCAGAAATTGCAAAACAATTTGATGGATTAGATGCAAATTTTAAGCGTCGAATGACCAGAAAAATGTCAAAGGCATGGACTGGGGTAGATGATGCAAAATCAAAACAACTTATTCCTCTTCAAGATATAACAACAGCGTATGGACTTTTTGATGTAATTATTCCACCATATAATCTTGATGAGCTTGCGACCTTTTATGAAACATCGTTTGCCAATCACGCTGCAATTAATGCTAAAGCAGCCAACATCGTTGGACTTGGATATCATTTCGAATTATCAAGTGGCACAAAAGAAAAGCTTGAAGAAGCAACATCAGACGATCAATTAATGCGAGCATATGCAAAAATTGAAAGAGGCAAGGAAGATTTGAAAAATTGGCTTGAAGAAAGAAATGATGAAGATACCTTTAGCCATGTTCTAGAAAAAATGCTTATAGATCTTGAATCTACTGGAAATGGATATATTGAAATTGGAAGAACAGTAACTGGTGAAATAGGATATATTGGACATATTCCTGCTACAACAATTAGAGTAAGAAGATTACGCGATGGGTACGTTCAAATTGTTAACCAACAGACTGTATTCTTTAAGAATTTTCAAGATAAAAATAAGTCTAATCCAGTAACCTCAGATCCAAGGCCAAATGAACTTATTCATTTTAAAAAGTATACTCCCAAAAATAGTTACTATGGTATTCCAGATGGTCTTGCAGCATCATACTCAATTGTTGGAGATCAGCTAGCAGCTAGATACAATGTTGATTATTTTGAAAATAAGGCTGTGCCAAGATACATTGTTACCCTAAAGGGTGGCAAACTTTCAAATGAATCAGAAGAAAAACTTTTTAGATTTTTGCAAAGTGGTCTAAGAGGTCAAAATCATAGAACCTTATTCCTTCCATTACCAGGAGATACTGTTGATAATAAGGTTGAGTTTGACATGAAGCCAATTGAAAGTGGCATACAGGATGGGTCATTTGAAAGGTATCGCAAGTCAAATCGTGAAGATATTTTAATGTCTCATCAAATGCCAATGTCGAAAGTTGGATCAGCAGCAGGAGTTTCCATCGCAGCAGCATTGGCAGCAGATAGAACATTTAAGGAACAAGTTGCAAGACCAGCTCAAAGAAATATTGAAAAAGTTTTAAATAAAATTATTAAAGAAAAAACAAATATGTTTATATTAAAATTAGACGAGCTTACTCTTACTGACGAAAATACTCAAAGTCAAATTGATGAAAGATATCTTAAGATGCAGGTTGTTGTTCCTAATGAAGTAAGACAAAGATTAGGAATGACATTGAGGCCAGACGGCCAAGAAACAGTTCAGCTTGGTCCACAACAAAGAGCAGAAATGCTTGCACAAACAAGAGGTACAAGGCAAAGGGATGTAGAAAGACAGAACAATGCAACTGATTCACCTAATAGCCCATCTGGTAGAAATCCAGGTGGCGAGGGTAGATCTACATCGTAACAATTTGATAAAATTATAGTATATAATAGGTGTAATATGACTATTTTATCTAAAGCTTACTGGGCAACAGAAGGCAACAATATCAGTTTTTCTATGCCTATTCAGAAGGTAGATAAAGAACGCAGAATCGTTTCTGGATGGGCGACATTAGACATGCTTGATAAGCAGGGCGATATTGTTAGTGTTGATGCATCCGTAAAAGCCTTTCAAAGATTTCGTGGAAACATTCGTGAACAACATACGCCACTAGCTGTTGGAAAGATGGTTTCATTTAAACAAGATAAATATTTTGATAAAGACTCTGGTGGCTTGTACAACGGAATCTTTGTAGACGTTTATATTTCAAAGGGCGCAGAAGATACCTGGCACAAGATTAATGAAAAGATTCTAACTGGTTTTTCTATTGGCGGAAGAATTAAAGATTCAGAAGATATTTATACTAAGGGCGCAAATGGTCCAGCAAGACTTATCAAAGATTATGAACTTGATGAGCTTTCTATTGTAGATAATCCAGCTTGTCCAGCGGCAGACATTGTTTCAATTCAAAAGTTTGCCGACCAAGATGTTGAGAATATTGAAAAGAACTACTTGGAAAGTGTTTATTGGTGCTCAAAGAACGACATGGTTTTACTTAGTTCAAAAAATGATATGTCTTGTCCAGATTGCAACAAGCCAATGACCAATATTGGTTTTGTAGAAAGCAATGATGTTAGTAAATCTGATACAATTCGTAATCTATTTGAATCATTTAAAAAGGGTTCAGATGAAGAATCTGATAATAGAGAAGCGATTGACGAATTAGCCAAATCAATTGCTGAAAATAACGATAAGGAGGGGATTAGCATGGCAGGAACACGAAAGAGATCAGCTGTAGCCGCAGAAGACATTGTTGTTAAGTCTGAAGAAACTATTGAAGAACCACTAGTTGAAGAAGACGTAGAGGTTGCAGATGAGGACGTTGTTGAAGAGCCTGCTGATGAACCAGCAGAAGAACCAGCAGAAGTTATTGAAGAGGTCACTGAGGAAATTGTTGAAAAATCAGAAACTTCTGTTGAGGATATTGTTGTAGAAGAAGAAGCTAACGAAGAATCCACAACTCCTACAAATAGCAACGAAGACTTGGCAAAATCAGTTGATGAAGTCAAGGCTTCTCTAGTAGAAGCTTTTGGAGATTTGTCTACGACAATCAAATCCCTTAGAGCTGAAATAGATGAAATTAAGAAGTCAGTTCAATCCGTAAACGGAGAGATTGACGTTGTAAAGGGATCAGTAAATGAGGTAAAGGGAAACATTAGTGAGTTTGGACAGCGTATTGATGACGTAGAAGCCGATACAGCAGTCCGTAAGTCTGGCGATCTTGGCGGGATCGTTCAGGAAATACAACTAAATAAGTCGATGTGGGGCGGTCGTTTCCTCAATTCCGCTGACCTATATCGGTAATAAACCAGGAGGTGAAAAAAATGTCAGATGAAATTCTAGAAAAGGCAGCCGCAGCAGGAGCCGTAGTATCTGGTGGTATTGGTGGTGTCACTAATCCTCAGCTCTACGATCTTGGTGTAGTTGGTAGCACAACTGACGACGGCGGTATTCTCAATCCTGAGCAGTCTCGCCAGTTCATCGAATACATTTGGGAGCAGCAGGTTCTAGCACAGGATGGTCGCAGAGTAACAATGCGTTCCAATACCGCTGAACTTGAGAAGCTAAATGTCGGTGAGCGTGTCATTCGTGCAGCAAACCAGGCTGATGGCACTTATACAAATGCAGCAGTTGCTTTCACAAAGGTCGAAATCACAACAAAGAAGATTAGACTTGATTGGGAAGTTTCAACTGAAGCCCTTGAGGACAACCTAGAGGGTTCAGCACTTGAGGATCATCTAGTTCGTACAATGACAAGAGCATTTGCTAACGACCTAGAGGATCTTGCTATCAATGGTACTGGTGCTGGAACAAACTCATTCCTTAGCATCATGCAGGGATTCCATGCAAAGGAGCTAACTGGAAATCAGGCAACAGCCGTTACTTCCAGTGGTTCAGCATGGACAGTCCAGGATCTACAGGATATTGTTCTTGCCATGCCACGCAAGTATCGCGGCTCACGCTCTGCAATGAAGTTCTACACAGGTAGCCCAACCATGTCAAGCCTACTCAATCAGTTGGCTCAGACAGGCAACTTCAGTTCTGAAAGAATCGTAGAGAGAATTGTTGACGGAACGGTCCCACAGATCGTTGGCGCACCAGTACAGTATCGTGTACTCGGTCTTCCAATTGTTGAGGTTCCTTACTTCCCCGACGATTATGTCTCTCTCACTTTCCCCGAAAACCGTATTTGGGGCTTCCAGAGAGATGTTGTTGTTCACCGTGAATTCAAGCCAAAGAAGGATACTGTTGAGTACACCGTCTTTGTCCGTTTCGGTGTTCAGGTTGAAGAAACTGATGCAATTGCTTACGGCAGCAAGTAATAAGTAAATAATTGTTGGGGGGGGGCTAAATGCCCCCTCTCTTCATTTTGTAGTGATATAATTATTTATATGTCAGGTAAAGTAGCTATATTTGCAGAAAATGGATTATTTGATAAAAAATTGGGTAGATTATCAAAGGGTTATAATATAACTACATCTTCTGATGCGGAAGCCTGGATGAAAATAACAAATAAAGTTAGATTAGCAACTCCCCAAGAAGTTGCTAGCGCATATGGAGTATAAATGGAAATTCTACGACTTCCCAACACAACGTCTATACAGGCATCATTTACTTTGAGTCCAAATACTCTTTATACAATATATTATGATGATGTTATTTTAGGTGACTCATTTTCTGCTTCCGCTACATCAAATGCGTCTGGTGTAGTTATCTTTACACTAAATTCTCGTTATCTTACATATTCAGGAAATCTAGAGGCACTTATTTATAATGGAACAAGCTTAGTTTATTCAACAGGAATTAATGTCTTAAGACCATATTGTGATATAAATGCCGCAGCAACAGATTTAGGAAAAACAACATCAGAAATTATAAAAGCTGAATCTATTGCAAGAATGATAATAGAATCAGAAGTTGGGCCATTCCTATTTGTAAGAAAAGAAAAAGAAGTTTCTGGAATGGGCCTTGACTATTTACCAATTAACGAAAAAATACAATCACTTTATATGATGTATGAAAATGGAGAACTTATTCATGATTCTTCGGATGAAGATATGAATTTGTATAAAATTAGTGTAGATAAGTCATCTATTATTCCCATTGATGTTATTCATAATAAAATAGAATATCCAAAGGTTTGGAGAGACAGATATCTTGATGCAGCATTTGCTAATGGATATGATTATCTAATTGATGCAGACTTTGGATATAGAATTATTCCAGAAGACATTCAAAAAGCCTGCTACCTCTTAGTAAAAGATATTGTTAATAATTCCATGGAGTATATTAATAAATATATTGAACTATTTGATAATACCGAATATCGTGTTCAATTTGCGAAAGGTTCTAGTTCTGGAACAGGAAACCTAACTGTTGACAAAATTTTATCTCCATACAAAAATAAAATTGTACCAGGAGTAATTTAAATGTTTGCTGGTATGAATCAGCTATTCTATCCAATGTCTGCTGACATATATTATGCAACAAAGCAACAAAATGATTTTGGTGAAGTTACTAGAACATGGTCAAAAGATAGATCGGTAAAATGTTCAGCAATAAAACAAAATCCTAATTCAAGAACTCCAGGCTTCCTTAATTCTGAAAATAATATTGAATATGATATTGTAGTTAACTTTAGAACAGCTGAAGATATTCAATTAGCCACATCTGGAACAACATATAGAGTAACAGATATATTAATTACTAATATTAAAGATGCTTCTCAAAATATAGTTTGGAAAGAAGATTCAAGTACTGCCACTGTTTTTGAAATTTCTGCTGTTGAGCCAATGCTTGATGTTTCAAATAGCATCATGGGATATAGAGTTCGTTGTGTAAGGGCAGATAGTCAGGAGCTATAATGCCTAAAGCAAAAATAGAATCAAAAAAAGCAATGAAAGTTTTGAATAATCTTGTGGCATATACTGATGGTTTCTTAAAAGAAACTAAAGCACAAGAAATTACAGTAACATCAAAAATTGCAAAAATGAGTGTAGATGGATTTTATGAATATTTAGATCAGCTAGCAAGAGTTAATCCTGGTATGCTTCATCATGTATATGAGTGGGGAAGAGTGGGAGATTCAAATTCAAGATTATTTGAATTAAAAAAATCAATATCCAAAAATAATGTGATTATTACTTCTGAATTTTTAAATTCTGAAACACCATCTGATACATCTAATCAGCCCTTTTATGAAAAGGCAAGAATTATGGAAGAGGGTATTCCTGTTGTAATTCAAGAGGTAGAAGCTCAGGCATTATTTTTTGAAATAGATGGAGTTGAATATTTTAGGGCTGGTCCAATAGTTATAGAAAATCCTGGAGGACCAGAAGTTCGCGGATCTTTTGTCAATCAATTTGAAGAATTTTACAATAATTATTTTGATGAGGTATACTTAAGAGCAATAAGGTTTTATCAGTATTTTATGGATGCAAAACCATATGAACAAAATTTTAATGCAGCTATGAAATCTGGAAATGCTTTACAAAGAGGAAGGGCAACAGCACTTTCTTGGATACAAAACATGCCAGTAGGTGATATATATGAGTGATTATCCAGACGTAGCAGTAAATAAATATGTATGGAAACAGTTTCAATTAGCAAAACCTGCTATATATAGTCAATATGGTGGGACAGTACCATTTTTCCCTATAACTGATGTAAAGGCTGGAGATGCTGCATGGGGAAATAAGCCATACGTTATATATGATTCATTTATTCGTGCAAGATCAACTAATAAATATTTTTATCCAATTAAATCTGGTCAACTTATGTATTCTATTAAAGGATCTATTGCTGAGATATATGAGTGGAGAGATTTTATAGCTAACGTTCTTGATCGTGAAGATGCTGCTGCAAATGATATCAATGAGTTTTGCGGAACATTTAATAATAATAAATATTTTTTTCATTGCATAAATGTCTCACAATTAAAATATGTTGGGTCTTCTACAAAAGATTCTGGTGCTAAAAAAGAATATTCAACAGAGTTAATTATCAGATATGATTATCATATTGCAAATATCTATAATAATGTTTAAATAACAGTATATAATGAATACGAGGAAACGCCCCACGCCAAACAATCCTATTAAAAGAGGTGAAAGATATGGCAGTTCTAGGTGATGCTAGAAATATTATTGTTGGTGCAGCACAGGTGTTTGTTGCCAACGGTGGTCCATTAGAGTATTACAGCGGCACAGGAGCAAATGCAGAGTACAGATTCTCTGGAGGCGGCGCAAGCGGCATTCCAGCTTTCAGTGCTAGTGCAAGATATGCAGATACACTTGCGTCAGCTTCCGCTACATGGACAAATGTTGGATATACAATGAACGGTCTTGAGGTTCAGTTCCAGCCAGATTTCGGTGAGGTTCAGGTTGATCAGCTACTTGACGTTGCTCGTATGTACAAGCAGGGTATGCAGGTTAATCTTGTTACAGCATTTGCTGAAGCAACATTAGAGAATCTACTGATTGCTACTGCTGCTGGTGTTGGAGATCTTGACACAACCAATGCTAACAGATCAGCATTTAACATGCAGTCTGGAAATCTTGGTGAAGTTCCACTAGAGCGTGCTCTTATCGCTGTAGGACCAGGCACAGGTGATCCTGCCGCAACTGGTAATGCAGCTATTGAGCGTGTTTATGCTGCTCTGCGAGTTCTATCCATTGAGAGCGTTACAGTAAGTGCAAAGCGTGATGAGGCTTCTATGTTTGAAGTAACATTCCGTTTAATGCCTGCTTCTAACGGTTCCTACGGAAAGATCGTAGATCGTGTAGTTGCTTATTCTGGTGCAGTTTAATCTTAATAAATAACTATGGTTTAGCCCACCCAAAAGGTGGGCTAAACTGTTTTATGTTATAATTTAAGAGTATTTAGGAGGATTAATGGCAACATCTGTATACGAAATAGTAGAAGTTCAGCTAATTGACGGAACAAATATTAGTATGCGACCACTAAAAATTTCACTTCTTCGTGACTTTATGAAAGAGTTTCAGAAGATCGGTGATGAAAAGATTGCTGAAGACAACATTAAGTCAATGGATCTTCTTCTAGATTGTGCTGTAATTGCAATGAAGCAGTATAATCCAGAAATTGCTACAAAGGATCACTTAGAGGACGTTCTTGACTTACCAACAATTTATAAGATTATTGAAATAGCAGCAGGGATTAAGTTGAACGACCCAAACGCACTAGCGGCGGCTCTAGCTGGGACGAACTAGATTTAGTCGCCATAGAATCACGGGTATTCCTACTAGGTCACTGGAAGGACTACCAAGAAATGGAGGATAGTCTTTCAATGCCAGAATTGGTTGCAGTTCTTGAGGCAAAGCAAAAAGAAGATTATGAAAATAAAAAATTCTTTGCTGCCCTCAAGGGTGTAAACATAGATGGTGAATCAGAAAGAAAGATTAATCCATGGGAAGCTATGAAGGCAAGAGTTGCAAGCGGCGGTAAAACTTCTGACCCATACGATATCGTTGGCCTACAAGGATACTCTGCACAAAGAGCAGGGTTCGGTATTGGTGCTGGTCTAGACTATGAGGTAATTGATGGCAACAACTAAAGCAGTTATTGATATTGCGATTAATACTAGTGATGCTGCTGCACAACTTCGCAATCTTCAGTCACAAATAAATGCTTTCAATACTGCATTAAATAAAAACAATATTGTTCACGCTCAAGCCGCAAGAAGCTTTAGCGAAACGCTGCTGGCTGCTGCAAACGCTACAGGAGCATTTACTGCACAGCAAATTAAGATGGAAACATCTGCAAAACGACTTGATCAAACTCTTACAAAAGGTCAAGCAACTCTTGGTCAATATTTTAATGCAAAGTTTAGAAAAAACAGTGCTGAGGCAGCAGCAGTTTTATCTTTAGCAAATTCTAGAGTTCAGTCGCTTCAAACACAATTTGTTAGTGCAACTTCCGCTGCAAATGGTTTTAGAGATGCTATTGCAATACGGCCACTACAGGCATTTAATGATAGTGCAATGGTGTCAAATGAAAGACTAGCTATTCATCGTGCAATGTTGCGTCAAGCAACAACTTCAATGATTAAC